TTACTGCTGCATTTTTGCCATCGGTAGAGGCAAATCAGAAACCAGCAATTGTAATAATTGATAATGCAATTGATACAAAAAAGATTAATGTATTTTATGAAGTTTGTGTAATGCAAGAACTACGCTGTCCAAACAAACAAACACTTATGGAGGGGCCAGGAGCAGCAACTCTTCCAGAAAGTCAAATATACAAAAACGGATTTAATCATGGAACATTCATGACTATAATTGCATCTGCGGTTGCTCGTGATACTAATATTATTTTTATGAGAATTGTACCCATAACTCATACTGGTCGTCAAGGATATTACGATCATAACGATTTAACTGGGGCTTTAAAATGGGTAACTGCTAATAAAACAAAGTTTAATATTGTTGCAGTTTCTGCATCAATTGGTAGTCGAAGGATTGGAACTGGACCTGCATATTGTCCAGTAAGAGATAACTTAAGAAATGAAATTATTAATTTACAAAACTTAGGTGTTGCAACAATATTTGCTGCTGGAAATAATTATGACAAGCAACGTGTAGATTTTCCAGCATGTATTCCAGAATCAATAGCAATAGGTTCTACTGGTGAGAGTAATAATATTGAAAACTACAGTAATGGAGGTTTAGATTTAGACTTCTATGCTCTAGGAACCTATAATACTTCTGTGGGTAGGGCTGTCGGAACATCTGGTGCTACGGCTGCATTTGCTGCTTACTGGACTAAAAACTACAAGGGTAGTTATCAAGCAACATACGACTACATGAAATCCATTGCTAAGCCTGTTGAAGGTAATGGCATAAAATCAAACTTGTTTGTAGATATTTTACAATAGTGGTATAATAGTTAGTGCACCTGCCAAAAGGGGGTGCACTAAACTAACTCGCTGAAAAGGAGAAAAAATGGTAAGTTCGTTTGCGTTGGATCTTTTTAAAGATCCTTTTTTTATTGGTTTCAACCGTGAGTTGGACCGTTTTAACACAGTACATAATTTAGCAACACGTCAGGCATATCCGCCATATGACTTGGTAAAGGTTGATGAAGATACATATAAGTTATCTTTGGCTGTTGCTGGGTTTGATGAAAAAAATCTTAATGTTTCAGTAGATAATGGAACATTAATTATTAAAGGTGAGACTGTTGATACAGAAGAGGGAGAAGTTGTTCATAAAGGAATTGCTTCTCGTAAATTTACTCGTACATTTGCTTTAAGTGAATATATGGAGGTAACTGGCGCAGAAGTTTGTTGCGGTATGTTAAATATCAACATTGATCGTATTATTCCAGAGGAAAAAAAACCAAAAGAAATTCCTATCAAAGTTGCAAAAAATAAGAAGGTATTGACAACATAACTTGTAAATGCTATACTTAATATGTACCAATAGGGCAGTCTTTTTCCTTTCTCTTCTGCCTTAAAGGTAAGAACACCTAAGCATGTGTATAAACTGCTTATTTAAATAAAGGAGTAAAAGTGCCAAAGTACGATTACAGATGTAATGTTTGCTCCTCTGTTGTTGAGTTTGAACGCAGCATGGGAGACGATACAGAACCAATATGTTGTTTTCAGTTTATGAACAGACAATGGGGTTTTGCACCAACTGTAATTTTTAATGGTTCTGGTTTTTACTCAACAGATAAAAGAAATTGAGAGTATAATTAAACCATGAGATCAATTCTTAAAGATCACCCAAGTGTGAAGCCAAAACAATGGAAATTAAAAGACGCTGATAGGTGTGATAAGTGTGGCGTAAGAGCATATGTGTTGATAAAAGGCTCTACAGGAGAACTTTCATTCTGTAATCATCATTATGAAAAAATTATGAATACGCCGAGTTCTTATGATAAAATGATGAGTTTTATGCTTGAGGTAATTGATGAACGTGAAAATTTAACACAGACAAAAACTGGAGGCAAATAATGTATGAATATTATATAAGAGAAGTAAAAAATGTCGTTGATGGAGACACTATTGACGTTATCATTGATTTAGGGTTTGATATTTTATTTTCATCCCGTGTCCGTTTGGCTGGTATTGATACACCAGAATCACGTACAACTGATAAGGCTGAAAAGGTTTTAGGTCTTGAGGCTAAAGAATACTTAAAGAAACAATTAAAAGATGCAAAGTCTGTAGTTATTCGTACAGAAAAAATGAATTCTTCCGAAAAATATGGACGCATTCTTGGCTGGGTATATGTTAATGGCGAATCAGAATCTGTTAACAATAAAATGATTAATGACGGCTATGCTTGGGGATACCTTGGCGAAACAAAAATTAAAGACTTTGAAGTATTAAAAAAGGCTAGAGCAAAATCTGGAAAATGAAAACTGTTTTTTATTTTACAACAGACTGGTGTGGATCATGTAAAAAGGTTCAACCAATCGTTGAAGATATGAGAAAAGAAGGGTTTCAATTTCAAATGATAGATGCCGATTACGAACAACTTTTGGTCAAAAATTTCAATGTTAAATCGGTTCCCACTTTTATTTTAATGGAAAACGACAAAGAATTGAATCGTATCACTGGAGTTAAAAGTAGGGAAGAGTTGGAGGGATTTGTAAAAAATGAAATCATCTGATGAAGAATTTGAAAAGTTGCTTCTGGCTGGTGGCATACAAGTAGCAGGGGTAAGTGATAAGGGTGAAATCTTGTATCAATTTACTTCAAAATTAAAAAATATAAATAAAAAACTTTTTGATGAGCATTTGAATTATGTAAACTCAGAAATAATGAAACTTTGGGAGAGTGGGTTTGTTGACTTAGACCTGTTTGCAAAAGAGCCTGTGGTAACCCTAACTCATAAAGCCTTTATGCCAGACCATATTTTAACCCTATCGCCAGAGCAAAGATGGTCTTTAGAGGAAATAAAAAGAGTTTTAAAAGAAAAAGAAATCTGATATAATCTTGTTATGCCATATAGTATCGGTGCCAAGGGATCATACGGCTGTTCTGGTTACCCTGCCATAAAGAACAGCACCAAAGAGGTTATGGGCTGTCACAAAACTCGCAGAGAAGCAGCAGCACAAATTTATGCAATCAATCGTTCTGAAGGTAATATAGGAAAAGGTATGCATAAAAATATTAAAGAAGGCGATTTTGTAATGGGTATGACAACTGAAGGTATTGCTCATGGTGTAGTAGAACACATAATGACTGAAGGTGGAATTCTTGGAATGCCTGGAAGTAAATATGCTCTTAGGTCAATGCCTCCAGAAAATCCTGCAATGTCAGTTAGATATCATGAAGAAAAAGAAAATGGTTGGGAACCAACTGCTTATAGCATTGGCATGATGTATGCAGATGCACAAAAAGTAGATATTGAAACACATAGTATGGATGGAGAAGAAACAATGAAATCTTATTACTCTGATAATGAAGAAGAGGACAAGTGGGATAATATGACTAAAGCCTGCTGGGTTGGATATGAACAACGTGGAATGAAAGAAAAAGATGGTCGAATGGTACCTAATTGTGTTCCTGTTGGAAAATCAAATGAAGTAGGAAAAGCAAAAGGAATTTCTGTTGGAGATCATGTGTTGTTTGGTGTTCCAAAACCACCAGATAAAACAGAATCTGCACATGGAATTGTTGAAAGAGTAGAAAGATCAGGAACTGTTAAACTTCCTGGAACAAATGAAAGTGTTGAAGCCTCTGCTGATAATCCAGTAGCAGTTGTTAGAGTTTATGCTATGGATGAAAAAGGAAAGATGACAAGAACAGATAGGCGTGTTGCAAAACCTTTTAGTTCTTTAAGAACTTCTTCTAAACCTATAAATAAAACAATAGATGAGGACGATATGGAAAAAGCATCAGCAAAAATAGAAGCAAGATTAAGCGAATTGGTACAGGCTTACAACAAAGGTAAAGAAGGTAATAAAAAAATATCTGTTGGCACTTTAAGATCAGTTTATCGTCGCGGTATTGGCGCATATAGAAGTAACCCATCTTCTGTTCGTGGAAGCGTATCAAGCGCTGAACAATGGGCCATGGGAAGAGTAAATGCTTTTATGGCTGGCCTGCGTGGTAGATTCCCAAGAAAACCTTTTGATTTAGACCTATTTCCAAGCGGACATTCAAGATCAACCAAAAAATATGATTGGTCAGGATCTTTGTTTGATATAAAAACTTTCAAGAGATAAAATGTCATCTGGGCAATATAAAAGACACGATGGCTTTAATCCAATACAAATAAAAAATGGAATGATTGTTCGTGTTAGCAAAGATGGAAGAATTAGACAGATACTAGGAAAACAAGGAGAGTACAAAAAAAATGACAAGAAGTAAAATTGTACAGCCATCAGATATTTATAAATCTGAAACATATATGCCAACTGGGGGAATGAAGGCTGCAGCACGTCGTGCGCTGCGCTGGAAAGAGCAGGGTAAGGCAAAAGGTGCTGGCACTCCTATAGGATGGGGACGTGCAACTGATATTGTTGCTGGTAGAGCAATGTCTCTTAGTACTGTTAAAAGAATGTTTTCATTTTTTTCTCGCCATGAAGTTGACAAAAAGGGCAAAGACTTCTATAATAGTAGTGATCCTTCAAATGGTCGCATTATGTGGGACGCATGGGGAGGAGATGCAGGATTTTCTTGGTCTCGTAAAATTGTAGAACGTGAAAAGAATCGCATGAAAAAGGTTTGGCAAGGTAGCGCTTTCGGTCTTTAAAAGGGGGACAGGGTGGAAGATTTAAGCAACGAAGATTTAAAACAATTAATTTTATATTATAAGCAAAGAGCAAACGACTTAGAATTTTCTAATTTGCAGTTGCAATTAAAGAATAAAAAATTATTATCTGTTGAATCAAAACCAAGACCAGCAACAAAAATTACAAAAACTAAATCTGAATAACAAAAATGGATTACATTTTTTTAAGTATTTTGACATTTCTTTTTGTTGCAATGATTTGCTTGACAGCATTTAACATTAGACTTAACAAGAAAAAAACGTGTCAGCCTATCAGACAAAGTGATAATCATCTTTTTTTAAAAAGTTTTTTTTCTAGAAACACCAAATCAAATGACAAACCTTCACAGTTAAAAATAAGAAAACAAAAAACAAAAGTAAAAATTATTTTTACTAAAGAAAATAAGGCTTATTGGGTTGATAATAACATTTTTTATGTCGCAAATGTCATTGACGGAAATCCAGATTTTAACAATGCTGAAAAAGTAGATACTACAAATATGTCTAAAAAAGAACTTGACAAAATGCTCACAATATTGGATAATTTAGATAGGGGTGATACAGATGAACGTGGTAGTTCAGGGGACTAAACAGTTTAACGAATATAACATTTTTTTACGTGCAATGGGTGTAGCATTATCAAACATGCAAGAAAATGATGAAGAGTTTAACGTTTATTCTTTGGGTCCTGCAAAAATCAACTCTATGGTTTCAGAATTTTGTAATCTTTCAGAACGAGGTATGAAATCAAGAGGTAGAAAGATAAGACACTACTTTGTTCATTTTGACTGGGTAAAACAAAACATAGACTATATGAATTACTTTGTTTTTGTAAGCAAACCAAAAGAAGAAGTTTCAAAAATGATTGCTTACGCTGAACTACAAGGAAAAGAAATTGGAGTGTTTAGGTATTAATATGACACAACAAGATCCAAGATTTTTTTGTTACAAGCAAGATTACTTTGGTGGCACAGAATACATGGCAAGATATTTTCACAAAAACGTAGCGCCATATGTTCCACAATTAAAAAAATACAATTGTTTTATCCTTCCAGGACAAACAGACAAAGCATATTTTGAAATGATGTATGAACCGAAAGAAATTATTATTTGGCTTCATAATTTAGTAGATCAGTTTGGAATTCAGTTGTATCACTTATTTACAGATAAAAGATTTATAAATAAAATTAAATACATAATCACTGTTTCTGAGTATCATAAACAAGACGTAATTAATAAAACTGGTATTGATCCAGAAAAAGTATTAGTTATATACAATGCTATAGATTCAATTGACAATGATCTATTAAGATTTGAAAATGTAAAAATCCCACAACTAATTTATACTTCATCTCCAGGCAGGGGGCTTGAGGTGGGTTTAAATGCTCTGTCTAAATTAGATCTTGATTTTAGATTAAGTATTTTTAATGAGATAGTTCCAGATTTAATTAAAATTGATCGTAATAATAAACATCTTTTAGAAGATCCTAGATTTTTCTTTTATGGAAAAACACCACATAAAACAGTTCTAGATCATATGTCACGTTCGCATATTTTTATGCATACTAGCACTTGGCATGAAACCTTTTGTTTATCTTTAGCAGAAAGTTTAAGTGCAAATTGTCTATCTGTTTACAGTACCTTTGGATCTTTAAAAGAGATTGGTTCTGGATTTGGAATGCCATACGACATAGGAGATGGAAAAGATAATGAAAAACATGTTGAGATATTTATTGAGAAAATTGTTGAGGCAATGGAAACAATTAAAAACAATAAATTTAATCCAGGAGATCAAGCAAAAGTTATTAATAATAAATTTTCTTGGGAAGTATTTCATAATTCATGGATTAATTTTTACGAAGAAAGAATATAAATGATAATTAATAAATTAGAAAAAATGGAAAAAATAGTTGAAAAAAATAAAAATTTGCATTGGCTTGGCTGGAATGTGGCTGATCGTCGTCGAACAGAGGCTGGAAGAACTGCTGTTAACGGTGTTAGAGTAGACAGTGTTTGGTACGTCCAAACAATTTATCAACTTACTAACACTGGATGGGACATACCGAATAAGTATAGGATGTAAACATGAAAAAGCATCTTTGGAAAGATGAGGCTTTGTGTTTAGGATCTGATACAAATGTATTTTTTGATAACTATGAAGAAAAATTAGAGACAAGAGATTTTGTTGATTCTCTTTGTAGAACTTGTCCAGTAGCAAGAAAATGTTTTGCTGTTGGTGTTTCTGGCAAAGAATGGGGAGTTTGGGGCGGAATATTTCTTGAAGACGGAGAAGTATCAAAAGAATTTAATAATCATAGAACCAAACAAAACTGGTATTATACTTGGCAGTCATTAACTATGGAATAAAAATGTATACAAATAATATGAAGAGGGCTTTCCATTCAATTCCCGCACCTAAAAATTTTGCAATATCGATTATTGATAATGATTATTTTCTTACAATAAAATTAGATGAAAAAGCATTTTTACCGCTTACCCATGATGAAAAAATAGAAGCAGTAAAATATGTTACTGTTGTAAAAAAGGCTTTGGAAATGGAGGGTGCTGTTGTATTAGTAACACGACAGCCACTAAAATAATGCAAATATTTGAAAGTATAGTACAATAGAAGTATGGAAATTTTAACAGTAGCGTTGGCTTTGCTTTCAATTTCTTTTGCCATAGCATATGTTTCTGCTGTGTATAGAATAAAAAAAATAACAAGTGCAGTAAAAGAACTTTTATCGGCTAAGATTGAACTAGATGCCGCCTATCGTAATTTTGCAAGTATAAAAAAAGCCACAACTGAAACAGACATACACACAAAAAACTTTATTAAGTTTCTTTCTGAATCTCGTGATTGGGCTTATGAATATATTGAAGGTGTTCAAGAAGGAATTAAAAAATTTATAATTGAAGTTAATCCACAAATTGAGTATTTTAGTAAACAAAATAATGTAACAAATAATGATGCACAGGTCTCAGAATTTACAATAAAAAAAATCTCAAAAGAAATTGAAGAATTAAAAAAATTTTTACCAGAGGAAAATAATGATAGACGCTAAAAATATTCTAAAAAAAACAAACAATATTTTATGAAACAAATAATACTATCACTGTTAACAGGTTTTGGGTGTGGCTTTGTTTTTGCTGCATTCAAATTGCCAGTTCCAGCGCCATCAGCACTCGCTGGTGTAGCAGGGATTGTTGGGCTTTGGGCTGGCTATGCTATACTAGTTAAAGTCAAATCCTAGGAGGGTAAAATGACAAAAAAAGAAATTAAGGCAATGCTTGCATCATACGCACGTTCAGTAGTCGGTGCAGCATCAGCACTTTACGTTGCAGGTGTAACAGATCCAAAAGATTTGTGGGCAGCATTAGTTGGAGCAATTATTCCAGTTGCAGCACGTGCAATTAATCCAAACGATCCAGCATTTGGTCGTTTGCCAGCAGCAACGGCTGTTGCAGAGGCGCTTAGTAAGGCTAAAGCAACAAAGAAAAAAACTGCTAAGTAATAGTTAGTTTTAAAAAATAAGCGGGCTTAGAAATAGGCCCGCTTTTTTATATTAAAGAATCAAATAATTCTAAATATTTATTTTTTAAGATCTCTGCAGAAAAGTTTTCAACCCCTATGTCTAAAGCCTGTTTCTTCATTTCTGTCTTTTGTTTTTTACTCATGCCAATATAATTATCTACAATTTTTGCTAATTGAACGGGGTCTCCTTCATAAACATCAATAATTGATTTAGCCCTAAACTGACCAATTTGTCTTGCTTCTATCAACCAATCACTTGGTAGTATTGTATTGTTGGGTGAAAGGTTTGTCATAAACACTGGGAGTCCGCTAATTAAAGCCTCATTCATAGGTAAACAAAGACCAGCATATCTTCTTGGTAAAACCATCGCATCATAACCCACGTATAAATCTTGTCTGTTTTTGATGTTTTGTTCAAGAATTAAAAGCCTAGAGTCTTTTGGTTTATTTTCAAATTCGGTTTGAGAGGTTATGACTAGGTTGTAGTCTTCTTTAGAATGCCTCAACATTTCTAATACAGTATTGGTGCCATTTCTATCTCTTGCTGCCATTTTACCAGCAATGTGCAAAATTTTGTTATTGCTCTTAAATAGATTTTCACTTCTGGCTCTATCAAATAATGATATTTCTGTAGGAGGTGGTAAGTGAACAAATTTCACTTTGTCTGAAAAAAGTTCTTTCATCCTATCAAATTTCCAAAGGCTTGGTGCGATAAATACATCTGGCAAAGAATCTTCTGGATTTTGTACATTAACTAAGAACTCATAATTGTATTGAAGAACAGTTTTAACCCTGTTGTCTCTTGCCAAATCAACAAACATAGAGGAATAAAATGTTTCGCAGGATAGCACAACATCTAAATTTTTTAGAAATTTTAATATTTCACCACGTTTAGGAAATCCTAATCTTGTTGTTTCATAATTATAATTATCGTACCAGTTAGGATGTTGTATATTTTTATTAAAAAATGATGAATCAATTAAAAGAATTTTTTCTGGATTTAACATCTTTACCAATTCTCTTGTTTGATTTCCAAGTCCAGTATTGTCTGATCTTGCTATAATACCAAGTCTCATTCTTTAAATCCCCAGGCTAAATCGTCTGAAGTAAACTTTCTAGTACCTTCACGACCATCTAAATGATAAGATCTTTTTATTGATCCTTGTGGGTGATATATCCAGAGTTTGTGTGTATCCCAACCAAACTCTTTGTAAATTTTACAATCTTCAACAACCCTGCCATGAAAACCATCTTCAATAAAATTATTATCCCAAGAATTTGGTAAAACCATATTTCTGTAGTATGAGACGCTAGATAGATGAGGTCTTTGACTCCACTGAGAAGTTTTCATAAAACCATTTTCTAATCCAAACATTAAATGTTTGTGTTCGTTTGGTATTCTTGATTCAAAGTGAAATCTAATTGTATTTGCTTTTTCATATTCAAACATGTCTAAACAGGTTTGCCAATCTATAAAATCTTCTGTAAGTGGCGCATCTCCTTCTACATAAAGAAGCAAAGAAGTTTGAATTAAATTAATTGTATTCTTCATCATTGTGGTTTGATGACTATGATTACGAAATATTATTGGTAATACATTATCCCATTCATGTAAACACTTCCACAATATTTTATTTTTATATTCATCATAATCTTGTTTACGATTTTCTTGTTCTTCTCTTAGGCCATCAATTTGCATAATTATTTCATTTTCTGGAAAATGTTTTCTTACTGCAAGAATTGTTTCATCAATAATCTTAGTACTTGGATGACTTGGCAAAACAGAGGTAGCGACAATAATTGTTACATCGTTAATGTGCATAATAATGTTCCATTATCTTGTTAGCAAAATCTCTTTTATATTTAATCCACCAACAAACAGCCCTGTGCATGTTAGCAGGATAATCATTCATTACATCTATCATTATGTGTCCTAGTCTGTGCCAGTCATGAGTAAGAGGAACTGGTACTGACTTTTCATATAAATATTCGTAATAATTCATTTCTTTGCCTCTTGCGTCTTTTAAGTCACCAATTGGCAGTGCCAACATTTCTAAGGCCTCAAAAAATCTAAAATTATCTATCACTGCCGCACCAGAAGGGCAGGCAACGACCTTAGAGGCTGCTAAGTTTTTGAAGTACTCAGAAGGTGGGTCACCCTGTGCAAAGGCCTCTGTAGGCCTGTATAACGAGTTTTTCATGTGTGGCATAATCCTTGCCAACTCTTGTCTTCGTTGATGAGTTATCTGTCCGCTAAAAGATAAATCATATTTTTTTTCGGTGTATTGAGGTATGTTATTTTTTATATGAGATGCGGGTCCAAGAAAAAACTTATTATATTTTTCATGTTTATCATGTGGAGTCTGTATCCAAATAGATATATTTTTATGTTTTATTTTACCTACATCAAATAATGCACACTCATCTCCAGTCATAAATAATACAACACGATCAATGTTAGATAATTCTTTGTTTATTTCTTTTTCTTTACCAGCATTGCCACCGCCAGGAATTACAACAAAAGCCCTATCTTCTTTGGGCAAGGTAGATGTAGATATTTCAGTTACCTTTTTACGCCTAAAGGTTTCTTTTAATAAACCATAATCCCATTTCCCATCTGCCGTATCTAGCGGGTTCAAAGAAAAAATATATGCTTTAGGCTGGCTCATAAAATAAATGCACCTCGTGTTGATAATCTAACATAGTTTCTTTATATCCAATTTGCATTAGCCAGTATCTAAGATCCCAAAGGTATTTATTCCAATACAAAATCATAAATTCTGGATGACCAGATAGCCAAATTTTTGGTTTGTGGTTTGTTAAAACTTTTTCTGCTCCCATTAAAACAGCCCATTCGCTTCCTTCAACATCAATAGATATGGCAGTCGGTGGCTGCAATCCGTATTCGTAAACACAAGAATCAATTGTAACTTGCCCATACTTATCCCCCTCACTGTGCAATTCTTTAAATCCGTGTGCTGATTCTATATTTGCTTCTACCTCTGGTGGCCATTCACGATTATATACTCTAGCCAAATTATTATTTTTGTTAGACGCAAATCCAGGAATACAGACAGCGGGTATTTCAAGATTGTTTACTTTCCACAACGCTGGATAATGTGACCAAACTTTTGGATTAGGTTCAAATATAACCACTTCTGCTCCCCACATTTGACAAAGAGCAACCATCTCACCTTCCTCACCGCCAACATAATAAACAACATCCCCCGATTTAAGGTTTTCATACATTGATCGTAATCTATTTTTCTCCCAACCCTTTTCTGTATACCATTCAGGACGATCTGCACGATGCTTTGGTAAAACTATTTCATACTCATTATTAATCTTTGTCTTTACCATCTCTATCATAAACCAAGTTCTCCTAAAATACTTTTCCATCTATGCACATATGTATGTTCGTTTTTTGTTCTCTTGTGTCCAAGTTCTCTTATCAACTCACGCTCATCATCATTATCAAGATAATAATCTATTTTTTGTTTTAAGTCATCAAAATCGCCATGCTTATACCAGACAATCTCATATTTGTTAAAATATTTTTCAAGACCAGTTATGCTAGGATAAATAGTAAATCCACCACGACCTGTGCTTTCAAACAATCTATCGCTAGTATAGTAAGGATATTTAAAATTTATATTTAAACTATCTCCTATTGCTATTTTACTTTTTGCATAAATACGATTAAGGGGTTCTCCACGAATTGTTCCAGTATCACCATCACCACCAACGTGTAAGAACTTTTTGCCATAAGTTTCTTTTAAAAAATCTATCAGTTTGGGGCGATACCAATGCTCAGGATGATATCTTCTGCTACCAACAAATATTATTTCATTCTCAAAATTCTTTGAATCATAATCTTTATGTATGTAACATTCTTTATCATAAACTCCAGCAGGCATAAAATGACCTTTTACACTTGTATTTTCGTTAAACCAATCGCACATTAATTTATCGGTTGCAAAAAAATGTCCTATGTTTGTGTAAAAACTGTCACCCTTTAGATCTTTTTCACGTTCAATTCCAAACCATAAATCAAGATGATAGGTCATGGTTATTATTTTTCTCTTCTTTAATTCATTTAAAACATCAACCATATCCATGTTGCCAGGAGTCTGCCAACCATGAGTGTGTACCCAAATAAATAAATCTGATTGAGATGCCTCGTCAAAAATAAATTTTGCTTTTGCTTTTCGTTCTTGCAACTTAATTACAGTATGACCAAGCGATTCTAATGAAGACGCATGATGATTTTCACTTGAATGAGAAACTTCAAAGTTTCCCAAGAAACTAATTCGTGCCAATTTTCCTCCACTTCTAAATATTATATCATGCTATAATTATTGACGGGGTTGATATGAATTTTGTGTATATATGTCGTGGTGGCAAAAATAATGAACTAAGATACTCTATAAGATCTGTGGTTCACAGTTTCCCAGGTTCTAATATTTGGATTGTTGGCGGGATTCCAAACTGGTACAAAGGCGATAATTTATCAATAGAACAAAATTCTAGTAAGTATAAAAATGCTGTAGAAAATTTAAATGCAATTGTAAAATCAAAAGATATACCAGAAGATTTTATTCTCATGAATGATGATTTTTTTATATTGAATAAAATAAATACAATTCCGTATTATCATGAGGGGCTGCTCTCAGTAAAAATAGAGCGGTATAAAAAATTAAAAATGGATGCAAACTACATAGGTAAATTAGGATCAACCTACGCAAAACTTGAAAGAATGGGTATCAAAGAACCTTTAAGTTATGAGACACATACCCCAATGCCAATGGTAAAAAGTAAACTAGCAGAGATTGTTCAATACTGCCCTGCTAATTTTTGGAGATCTTTGTATGGAAATATTTTTAAGGTGGGTGGTAAAGAGATAAAAGATGTCAAGGTTTATTACAGAGAAAGGTTTGATGAGATATCAAATGACTATAAAAATAGCGACATACCATTTCTTTCAACAGACGATGAATCATTTTTAACTATTGAAAAAAATTTATTACAGGATAAATTTAAAGATAAAACTAAATATGAGACATAGTTTAATCTTTTATAAAATGATAATCGCCATCAGGACCATTGTCACAAAACATTCCTAAATTTTTAAATCCTTTGGTTTGTAAATAATCAATTATCTTTTCTTTTTCTGGGGAGCCAATATTGTATTCCACACTTCTTAACTCAACAATTAAATGCTTACAGGTTTCTAAAGATTTATCTGCACCCATCAATACATCTAGTTCAGCACCCTGAACATCAATCTTTATTAAATCTGGTGCAGGAAAAGATCTAATCTTTACAATGTCGTCTAAAGTTATTGTGGGAAGTTCTATAATTTTTGATTCATCAAACAAAGTCTCTGCTGCTGAACAGTACTTTGGATTTTCTCTGTAGTATGAATTACCAGCAAACATTTCATTGTTTTGATAAAATTTAACTATCTCATTTGAGGTTTTACTTAAAACATCAATATGATATTCGTAATCTTTTTTTACATACAACTCTTCAAAAATATCTGTGGCATCAAACAAAATAATTTTAGCATCAGGCCATGTTTCTTGTGCAGCATAAGTCCAATGTAAAACACAAGAACCAATATCATAAACTACTTTTGGATAAAAATTATAACCTAAGTCTCTTATGAAACGTAAATAATTTTTGTGACTTCTTGGCAAGCCCATATTATTACTAACTTTATCTACATTATTTAAAATATCTTGACTATATTTTTTCATTTTTTAAATACCTTATCGCTCTTTCTAATCTTAGCATATCATCTTGAAACACACCAATACCACGATTACAGTTATGACATAAAAAACCTCTAAATACATTTGTGCTGTGATTATGATCTATCACCCAGACACTTGCGTTTCCACCAGAACCCTTTAATTCTTTATCATTCTTTAAACATATTGGACATTTATATTTTGAATCAGGATATTCATATTGTTTTTTTAATTCTTGTCTACGTTTAGCAAGTTTTTTTGCACATTTTCTGCACTCAGGTCTTAAATATCTCCCTCCAGACGAAGGAGAAAACTCAGACTCATCTAATTCAAGTTTACACTTACTACAAATTTTCATGGAGCGGATAGCGGGAATCGGACCCGCACATTAACCTTGGCAAGGTTACGCACTACCACTATGCAATATCCGCAACTTTTATTTCTTGATATCTTGTTTTCTTCTGATCTTACCATCTGCAACACCAGTCCAGTACATGTTGTAGTAGTTAATATCAAGAGAAAAGGTTTTTAAATGTTGTAAGTGTGCACCAGTA